TGCACGGCACGGGTATCGAGCGGGCGCTCTACTTCGCCATCTGTAAAGATAACGACCAAATCTATACAGAACGCGTCAAATATGACAAGGAAATCGCGGAAAAGTATGTGCGCCGTGGGCATTACATTGCATTGTCCGAGCGCATGCCACCACCGATCAGCGAAGACCCGAGCTGGTATCAGTGCAAGTTCTGCGATGCACACAAGTTCTGCCACGAGAGCAAGACCACGGAGCACGCCAACTGCCGCACCTGCGCGCATGCTACGCCCAAGTCTGACAGCACTTGGCATTGCGCCCGCTGGGATGATTCGATCCCGCTAGACGCCCAGCGCACTGGCTGCGAGAGCCATGTGCTGCATCCTGATCTTGTGCCGTGGCAGCGCAAGGATGGGCCTGATCAATGGACTGCGATCTACATGATCGACGGCGAGGAGGTGGCCAATGGCCAACCATCCTATGCCGTGTTTGGCAGCAAGGAGATCCTCGCCAATCCGAGCGAGTGCGCGAATCCTGGGCATCAGATTGCCAAGCTGCGCGAGGAGTTCAATGGAAGGATTGTTGGCTGATGCTCCGTGACTACCAACAGCGCACCATAGACCAGCTCTATGCTTGGTTTTCTGCGGGCAACGCTGGCAACCCGTGTCTGGTGCTACCCACCGGGTCAGGCAAGAGCCACATCGTGGCGGCGCTATGTAAGGATGCCTTACAAAACTGGCCCGAAACTAGAGTTCTGATGCTCACTCATGTCAAGGAGCTGATTGAGCAGAACGCAGAGAAGATGCGTCTGCATTGGCCTGCCGCACCGATGGGCATCTATAGCGCTGGCATTGGCAAGCGAGACATTGGCGAGCCGATTACGTTTGCTGGCATCCAGTCCGTGCGAACGAAGGCCGAGATGCTGGGCCACCTTGACCTGGTGATCATTGACGAGTGCCACCTTGTCAATCACAAGGAGGCGGGAGGCTATCGCAAGCTCTTGGCCGACCTCAAGGCAATCAACCCGGCGCTGCGCGTTGTGGGGCTTACCGCCACACCGTATCGGCTGGGGCATGGCCTGATCACCGACAAGCCCGCTCTCTTTGATGCGCTGCTGGAGCCGGTGAGCATCGAAGAACTGGTGTTCAAGAGATACCTGTCCACACTGCGCTCCAAGGTCACCAGCGCCAAGCTCGATACGTCCGGGGTCAAGAAGCGCGGGGGCGAGTTCATTGAGAGCGAACTGCAAGCAGCCGTGGACACGGACGACAACAACCAGCGCGTGGTGCAGGAGGTGATTGCATTAGCTGGAGATCGCAAGGCTTGGCTGGTGTTCTGTACTGGTGTGCAGCACGCCGAGCACGTTGCCGAAGTCCTGCGCCAGCATGGAGTGGCCGCGCAGTGCGTCACCGGAGAGACGCCAAAGGCCGAGCGCAAGCGCATGCTCGATGACTTCAAGGCTGGCAAGTTGCGTGCGCTAACGAACGCCAACGTACTGACAACGGGCTTCGATTACCCCGATATTGACCTGATCGCCATGCTGCGCCCAACCATGAGCGCGAGCCTCTATGTCCAGATGGCAGGCCGTGGGATGCGCGTCAAGAGCCACACCGATCACTGCTTGGTGCTTGACTTCGCTGGCGTGGTCGAGATGCACGGGCCGATTGTCGCCGTGCAGCCCCCGAAGAAGGGAGGTGATGGAGATGGCGAAGCCCCTGTCAAGGTCTGCGACAACTGCGACGAGCTGGTGCATATCTCGGCCAAGGAGTGTCCCGCCTGCGGCCATCCTTTCCCTCCGCCAGAGGAAAAGAAACTCAAGCTCCGCAACGACGACATCATGGGGATGGAGGGCAAAGACTTTGAGGTGACGGGCTGGAGCTGGCGCAGGCACATCAGCAAGGCCAGCGGCAACCTGATGCTCGCTTGCACCTACTACGGGAGCCTGTCCGATAAGCCGATCACGGAGTATTTCCCCGTGCTAAACGATGGATACGCTGGGCAGATGGCGCTGCAAAAGCTGATGGCGATTGCTGAGAAGAGCGGAGCTGATCTGTCTGAGATTCGTATCCTAAAAGATACGGAGGCGCTCGATTACATCGTCATCCAGATGGGGAAGTCGAAACATCCGAACGCAATCGAGTACCGGATGGACGGTAAATTTTTCAAAGTCGTAAGGAGAACATGGGATGAGACATGCGGAACCTGAGGTTGTAACGATGTACAAGGAATGGATCAAGGCTGGCCCGCCCAGGTGCTGCCACACCTGCGAGCACTACGGGACAGATGGCCTGTGCATTGAGTTCTGGATGCAGCCCCCGCCGGAGTTCGCCGCCTCCGTGGGAGAGTGTGACAAGTGGCAGCAGGAGGTTTCGTTTTGACTGATGCCGTACCGAGCGAACATTTTGAGCAGCGCGAGCTGGTGCGCTGGTTTCGCCAGACCTTCAAGGGCGTGAGGATCTTTGCAATCCCCAATGGAGGCGTCAGGAGCCTCTCTACGGCCGCGAAACTCAAAGCTGAAGGGGTGAGTAGCGGGGTGCCCGATCTGTGCATCCCAGAGTGGCGCTTGTGGATTGAGATGAAGCGGGTCAAGGGCGGCTCACTGAGCGCCGAACAGAAGGATTGGATCGCGTACCTAGAAGGTGTGAAATACTGGTGTATAGTGGGCAAAGGTGCTGAGGACGCCAAGACAAAGATCCTCGCTTTCAAGGAACAACATGACAAAAGATCGCTACATGACGGTGCGCCTCCCGGCGGAGGTGGAAGCCCAGATTCGACAGCAGGCATTGGCCAGCACTAGGACGCTGGCAGCTCAGATCCTGCACTACATCAAGCAAGGGCTGTTGCAAGAAAAAGACAAGAAGTGAAATTAGGGTTTGTCCCTACTTGCGATTGTGTGAAATTGTGGGAAGATACATCCATCGACAACGCAACAGGAGCAAACGACATGACCAAGCACACCGCCACCTTCGCCGACGGCACTACCATCACCCGCAAAACCGACCGCGAGTACGGCGTGGCCTGGATGGCCTCGTGGATCGGCAACGGCCGACGCGGTTTCAAAACAGGCTTTTCTGCCTCGGCCGACAAGGTTCAAGCCTATGTGCCTACGCTCGCATGGCCTGAGACCCGCTTCCCCAGCAAGGCCGAGCTGGCCGATGTCAAGGCCCGCCAAGCCCAGGCTCTGATCGACATCGACTACCGCGTCGAAATCGTCCCGACTGTCGCCGCCTAACAACCCCGGCCCCTCGGGGCCTTCACCTGGAGACAACAATGCAAACCACCAAACGCTACGCCCGCACTCTTGAGGAGGCCTTCGGCCCCTACGCCCGAGGCGGCATCTACGAGCGCCCGCCCGAGTTCTCGGTGGCCGATAAGGTCATCACCGGACTGTGCGGCATCATCTTGTTCGGTCTGCTGATCGCAATTCTTGCGGGGTGGCTGTAATGCACGACAAACTAAACACCGAGATTGACAAGATCGTCGCGGAGATGGCGCCTCCGCAGAACTCCATCGGGATGCTCTCCACCGATGATGTTGTGCGCTTAGTTCGCAAGGCGGCAACGCAGGGCGCTATGGCTGGCTGGGTAGCTGGCGAGCGCACAGCTCGCTCCTACTGGACTGGTGAAATGAACAAGCTGCGCGAGCAAATCAAGGAGTTGAAAGAGGATCTGGTCAAATGACTGGCCCGTACTTTGAGTCGTGGGAGCATGAGAACTTGGTGAAGTTTGCCAAGGAAGCCTACGAAAAACTTCAGAAGCAGGAGGAGGGCTTGCAAGAGTTGCGTCTACTTCTTGCAGCCGAGCGCGAGGCGTGTGCGAAGGTGGCAGAGTCATACGAGCCGCGTTGTGACACCTGCCCGAGCGGTGTTGCCAATGCCATCCGCGCAAGGGGGCAGCAATGATCCTAGTCTTCGCCCTCCTGATCCTCTTCGTCTCCATGCTGGCGATGATCCCGCTGGCGCTGGATTCTGAGCTGCGCAAGAACGTCACGTTCTGGGGCATCCCAGTAATGGTAGTTATCGCTTTTTTGCTATGGGCGTAAGAATCCAACTAGTTCGTGAGCTTCTGCGCGCCAGCGATGGCCTAACAGTCGCCCAGATTGCGCAAGCGGTGCAGACCGATACCTCGCACATCCACCGGATGCTCAACAAGTTCCCCGACGCCTACATTGACCGCTGGATCAAACGCGGCAACATCACCACCGCCGTCTGGTGCGTCGTAGTCCCACCACCTAACTGCCCTCGACCCGAGAGCCGGAGAAACAAATGAAATGCAAATGCCCGCCCGGAAGCCCCTTCCACTGGCGTGAGGATCCTCGCCCGTCGATTTTCGCCCAGGAGAACGGTGCGCTACTATCCATGCGCCAGACTGAGGTCGTCGAGAACGCCCGCAAAGAAGGCCGTGACATCGGCCACATCCCTGGCGTCAGCACCAAGGTGCGAGTCTTCCACTACTACTCCCGCGCATGATCGACTATTCCTACCCCTGCATGATGGCAGAGACTGCCCTCAAAAACCTTCACAACGCTGCCATCGAAGGCCGACTGGACGACGCTAAGGAGTTCGCCTTGGTGGCGATGGCTGAGGTTCGGCTGGTGTATCAATCCCTTGAGCACATGAAGCGGATCAACGGGCCATCAGATACAACCCCACATTAGAGAAGGCGTAGCCCGCATAGACGATCGTCATGCTTGGGTTGCCTTTAAGCGCCTGCTCTACAGCTATGTAGCCGTAGATCACACCTGTGAGGATGATGAGCCACGGACTCACAGCTTACTCACGTCGATGACCTGGCCGCGAAACTGTATAGCACCTGGTGCTATAGCGTGGACCAGCTCCGGCCACAGGAGCCGGCCATTATGGAATGTAAGCACG